TCTAGTAAGAAATCGAAAGACTCCTACCTTGCTCGGTGTAGTAAATCATGGAGCTGGACTTGGTAACCATAAATTTCGCGGTTGGAGTTGGATGCGAGAAGTCAATAACACTCTTGTTGGAGTATCATAATGAAAATTAAATCAACAAAACAATTTTGGTGGAGATTTAATTACCTAGTAAAAAATGGTGCTCAAATAACTATTACAGATAGAACACCAGAGATGGATGTGAAAGAACACAATCGAATAGAGATGCTAGTAAATGCACGTGTCCGCTGGGAACTTGGCCCAGAAGGTTTTATGAAATGGGATTCATGCGGATATAAAGATATTCCAACTTTGGCTAGCGCTTACGGAATTGTATGAAACATTTAATTTTTTACGCATACATATTAATGTTAATAATCATAATTATGTTTGCTTTTTCACAATGTAATATAGTTCATGGATCAGAAACGGCAAGATACACTACTGAAGAAGTGTGTGAAATTCCTACTGGATGTCCATTTGTTGATGGTAAATGTGTCGGATGTGTAACCAAAGAAACACATGGCCCTGCACCAATCATCAATCATAACACTACGAATAACTATAACAAGACGGAAGTTCATAATCACAATTATACAAAAGAAACAATTATAAAAGAAACTGTAAAAGAAATACCAGTTACTACAAAAGTTATACATGAACACGTTACAGTAACCGAGCCAGTAGAAAGACGTAGGCCATACATTACTGTGAATGATAATGAAAAAATTAGAATACTTGGAGCTAAACATCTTGGTAATAATGTTTGGACTTTTAATATGAAAGTTAGAGGTAAACATTCTAAGTGTTCCTCACCACGCATTTCACCAGTATTCACAGGTGGTTCAGCTTCTTGTGCAAATGAGTTTTTTCACTATTCAATAGATTGGGAATAAAAAAATGCAAAATAGCGCAGAAAAGACTTGACAAATATTTCAGCTTTCTGTATAATAGTAAGTAAAGAGTGAGGAAAGGGTTCTTGCTCAAAACTTAAATGAGATTGATAATGAAAAAAAACGAAACATACTTTGTGGCAAAATTACTCAAGAAGGGAGAATTTCTTTCTTCTGAAATTTTTGAGTCACTTGAAGAAGCAAGACTCTGGGCGATGAAAGAAGCCAAACTGTTAATATCAGATTTGGAAATGTTAAGAAGCACCAATGTTGGTGATATTTGTGTTGAAATTGATAAACACTTTTTTGGTTATGAAATTTCATCAGAAGAACTTTTAAAAAATAGTGTGAGGGTATAATGAAAATGAGTGACTATTTGGAAGAATTAGCAACAGCAGTTATATTATTTGGTTTAATGTATTTGGTTGCTATAATAATTTTAAGTTTATAAATTATAGAGAGATTATTTCATGATGGAAAAACACACTTTGAGAGCTGTAAAGCTTACACAAACTTTAGCAGCCATAGTGGATATAGATAAAAAACTTAAACTTGCTAGACAAGTGGTAGATGAATTAGAAGATGAAAAAATTGAACTTTTAAATAATTTAGATATATAAAAATTAGAACCTAAGCATTCTGAGATAGTGGATGGTTTTTGGTTCAGAGATAGTATCAGTTCGTAGACTGCTCTGCTAGGGTAACTCCCCCAATGGGCTCTGAGGTAAGAATGTTATGTGTAAGTGTTGCAATGTAATCCATAGGCATCATTGCATACTCTAAAACGGCGATAACGATTCGTGAGAAGTTCGTAGGCTCAAGGTTTTAGGTATCGAAGGCCAAGGACACAAACATGGTTCTTTTTTTTATATTTAAAATAATACAACTAATATGTGGGTATCAATAATTCTTTTTACATTTTCAGTAAGTGCACAATTAGACAAGCATTTTGAAAGTGAAAAATCATGTTGGAATTTTTATGAAAATCATCCTTTACTTTATAGACAAATAGATGATTCCTTCCACAAAAATTATCCTATAAGATTATATCAAAATAAAAAACATGGCCTCGTATGGTTAACTTGTGAGAAGTTAAAGCACATGAGAGGAAATGATGTTTCAATATTTCCATTAAATATCCCATTACCAACTCCAACTAAAAAATAAAATGTATAGACCATTACCAGATTGTGTAACTATAAAAAAATCATCTATAGATGGATTTGGTATCTTTGCTACCAAATTGATATCAGCAGGAACTTATATAGGAATTGTTCACATTTTTAGTGACAATGTTGCAGATGGTATTGTAAGAACACCACTTGGTGGATTTGGAAATCATTCAGATACACCAAATTGTTTTAAGGTAAAATTAGAAAATAATAATTCTTGGATAGGTGCTATAAGAGATATAGAGCCTGATGAAGAGATAACTTGGAAATATACCCTTTATGAGATAAAATAATGGAAAGAAAAAATAAAATATCTTCTATATCACTTTTTACATATCCATTAATGTTAGTTCAACTTGATTTAGATTTGGAGAAACTAACAGAATTTGCATATCAATTACAGAATGAAAATAAAAAAGGAGTAAATCTAACAAACAGAGGAGGCTGGCACAGTGCTGATATTGATAATGATTCTCATGAAGAACTCAATAAATTAAAAAAAGAAATAACTCAGCATTTACAAATGTATCATTCAGAAGTTTTTCGGGGAATGAAATTTAAAGGAAATGTAATACAAAGTCTTTCTAATATGTGGGTAAACATAAATGAAAAACATCATTACAATGAATGGCACATTCATCCTTATGCTACTCTTTCTGGAGTTTTTTATATAAAACATAATGGGGCTGAAAATGGAGATATTTTGTTTAAACATCCAAATCATCAATATATGTCATTCGCTCATTGTCCAGCAAATTTGGTGGAATTACCCAATCGGATAACTTCTGGAGTAGTAAATGTTACACCTAACTCAAATATGCTAATATTATTTCCCGCATGGTTAGAACATAAAGCAGACACCAATTTAAAGAATGATACTAGAATATCATTATCATTTAATTCATTCCTCAAATCAGAGAAAAATAATGGCTAAAAAAAAGACAGTAGTAAAACGCGAAAAAATTAAACCTATGAAAAAGAAACGTAAACTTTCAGATGAGGCAAGAGAAAAGCTAAAAGAAAGACTTGCCGCCATGAGAGCCAAAAAGAAACCAGCTGAGTATAAGAATATTGCGAAGTCTGTATTAGACCTTCCAGATGATGATAAGTATTCTTTTAAAAATATTAAAGAGTGGATTAAACATTCAAAAGACTTAGTTTCAGAATATAATAAGACTGCACGTAGTATGAAAACTTTGCCACAAGAAAAACAAAAAGCATCCAATGCAGCTGACCATAAGAAAATTTATATTAGAGAACTTGAACATTATTTAAAAACTGGTGATTACATTAGTTACTTCTCTGGGCAAGATGAAAATACTAAAGTTGTTCCACGATGTATAGCGCTGGCATACCACGCTGATGGCCGGCCAAAACGATCCTGTGGCGTGTTCTACGAAGATATTAATATGGTTTGGACTAAAGATATGGATGAATCTGAATTTGGATTAGAAAGAGATAACTATGTTTCTAAACAATCATCAACTACTGCAATGACAGATAAAAGATTTGATAGTTCTCTGTAGTTGACAAATAAATACTTTCATGATATAATAATACTAACAAATTAATGTGATTGGTGGGTAATTGTAGGAACACGCTTTCTCTCCACATTTAGATGATGACCTTCAGCTAGATGTTTAACCAAGTGTTCATCTCATACTATGAAAACTGATAACCAAAGTGTCACCAATCACACACAACTTCTTAGGACTTATGGATAACGAACTATTAAAAAGACTTGTCGCAATTATTGCAAGATTTGATCAAGGGATAACAGAGGCAAAAGGCGGAGAGGGTATTGACAAGCCCGCAATCCGAGAGGCCAAACTAATTTTGAGTGATGATGGTAATACATCTTTTGTATATGACTTGAACCATAACGAGGCTGCAGAGATTGTTGGTCAATTTTCTCTTTTTAAAAAAGGAGAAGATGAAGTTGTTACTCCAATTCCTCTCTCAAATTTAGTTAAAGAAGGCACTATTGAAGGTATAGCTACAAAGGATATTTTATTAAATTAAAAAGGATATTATGACATTAAAAATTGATTTCGGTGAAAATAGTGAAAATAATTATGCTCCAGTAGAAACTCCTAAAGCAGCAGGAGGCACTGAACTCATGCAGAAGTGGTTATTTTCTCGTATTAATCCAGAGTTAAAAAATTATTTTCAATGGGTTGCTTCTCGTAAAAGAAAGTTAGAAGATAAACCAAGATTGTTTTGGGCTCATGATTTGGCCCAAGATCCAGAAGTTGCATTTCTTAAAGAACACAAGAATATGTTAGACTTTGAAAAAATACTTTTTGTCAGTAACTGGCAACAGTATCAGTATGGAGTTTATCTTGGTGTTCCTTATGATCATGGTGTAGTTATTCAACACGCCATAGAACCTATTCCAGAACATGAAAAACCCAAAGATAAAATATCTTGTGTTTACATGAGCACACCTCATCGTGGCTTAGAAATTTTACTTGGTGCTTGGAAACATCTCAAAGAACACAATAAATCTGAAGAAGTTCAATCAGCAGAACTGAATATTTTTTCCAGTTTTAAAATATATGACCGCCCTCACATGGATGAGCAATATCGCCATGTATATAAACAGGCTCAAGATATGGATGATGTTAATTATCATGGTACAGTATCTAATGACCAGATTAGAGAAGAACTTACCAAGAATCACATTATGGCCTATCCATCTGTTTATATGGAAACAGCTTGTATTTCAGCGATTGAAGCCATGAGTGCAAAGTGTATGGTAGTTTGTCCTAATCTTGGTGCACTTCCAGAGACTTGTTCAAACTTTGCTTGGTTGTATGGATATGAACCCGATCCAGAAAAACACGTTGCGGTTCATTCACATATTCTTGGAAAAGCTATAGAGTCTTATAGAAAAGATGAGACAGAAACTTTGTTGAGTTTACAGAAGACATATTTTGATACCTTTTATAATTGGGATATGCGAATAAATCAATGGAATCAATTTCTTGAATCCATTAAAATGAGAATAGAAATAGGTAAAGATGATACTACTTGATTATAGTCAAACTGTGATAGGTTCGTTCATGGCCATGGGCAGAGGTAAGCCAGTTGTTGAAGAAGACCTTTTAAGACATACTATACTTAACTCAATTAGAATGTTTCGTAATCAGTTCTCTAAAGATTTTGGAGAAATGGTTATTTGTTGTGATGGTAAAGATAATTGGAGAAAAAAAGTATTTCCAGAATACAAAGCAAATCGTAGGAAAAATAGAGAAGATGACCCTACAGATTGGAAAACTCTTTTTGAACTATTACATGAAATGAGAGAAGATTTGACTAAATACTTTCCATATAAAGTCATGCATGTAGATAGTGCAGAAGCTGATGACATTATTGGTGTTATTGTTAGAGAGTTGTCTGAAGAACCTACTTTGATACTTTCTAGTGATAAAGATTTTATTCAGTTACAAAAGTTTGATAATGTTAAACAATGGTCACCACTTCAAAAGAAGTTTATTGTGGGTGACCCTGCAGAATCTTTATATGATAAAACCATTAGAGGTGATACAGGTGATGGTGTTCCTAATATTCTTTCCTCAGATGATACTCTTATAACTGAAGGAAAGCGTCAAACTCCTGTAACAAAAAAGAAGATGGAACTATGGAAGGGTAAAAAACCAGAAGAGTTCTGTAATGAAGCTATGTTAAGAAATTATCATAGAAACAAGACAATGGTTGATTTAGGGGAAACTCCAAATTCAATTCGTATAAATATATTAAATCAATATGATTCTCAAGAATTTGGTAATAGAAATCAACTTTTTGATTATTTTACTGATAAAAAATTGAAGAACCTTATGGACGTTATTGATGAGTTTTAATTATGGCAACTAGTTTACCAAGAATTTTTAGTGAGATTGCAAAAGCATCTACTAAAAAACAAAAGAAAGAAATACTGTTAAAACATGACTGCTTTGCATTACAACAAATTTTAAAAGCAGCTTACGATCCAAACATTAAATTTCTCTTACCGCCAGGCACACCCCCCATAGCCAAATTTCAAGGAGATACTGATGAGCCAAATCCAACATACCTACATTTTCACATTAGAAAATTGTATTTGTTTGTTGAGGGCCAGTCACCTAAAAATTTGAGCAATATGCGGAGAGAGACATTATTTACAGAAATTTTAGAAGGTATACATCCTTCTGAAGTAGAACTTCTTCTGCAGGTGAAGGATAAAAAAATAAAGTGTAGAGGATTAACCTATAATTTAATAAAAGAAACATTTCCTAATTTATTACCATGAGTTATAAAATAAAAAGTTTAGAAGAGAGAATAGTCAATTTAACCAAGGTTGCTACAGATGGTGTAAAAACTAATGTAGAAGCTGAATTACGGCAATTGAAAATGCAGGGTGGAATCCCGTCAACATGCACGGTGGTTCTTGCTAAGGAAAATAATTTTCAATTTACTATGGATTGGGATGCTACTATGTCTAAATTCTCCCACAAATTGGGTGGATATACATGGTACTCTGATTTTGATTACTCCTTATACACCCCTCAACTATGGGAAACTGGTAACATCGCCAGAGCTTCTCGCCGTGGCCGAAACTCTCCTATTTAAGTTTAAGCAAGTGGCTATACTTCTTAAATCAACACTATTTAAAGAGGAAAATGAAACTATTAATTTCATTTGTGGCACTTTTTACATTTTGGACTGCCACACTCAACTCAGGACAAGTATCTAAAATTTGGATTGCACAAAAATCTGACAAACAGATAGTAACTAAAAATCTTCCAACAAAAAATTACAAACAAAGAAGAACAAAAGTTTTAAATTATGTGGATTCAAAAGAATTAGAATGTATGTCAAAAAATATATATTTTGAAGCAGCCCTTGAATCTACTGCAGGTAAAGTGGCAGTAGCACAAGTAACTTTGAATCGTGTGAAATCAAAAAGATTTCCAAATACTGTATGTTCAGTTGTTTATCAAGGAAAACATTATAAGTCTGGAATACCAGTAAGAGACAGATGCCAATTTAGCTGGTACTGCGATGGTAAAGATGATAAACCATACTATGGTACAATGTGGAGAGAATCTGCAGATGTTGCATTTTATGTGTTATCAAGTCCTAACTTAAAAGACATAACAGATGGAGCAACTCATTATCACGCGGACTACATTCCAAATCCAAGATGGGCTGACTCTAGACGTAAAACAGTAAAGATTGATACACATATTTTTTACAATCATTCGCGAAAAAAAATATAAAAGACTTGACAAGCTTACAATAAATCTGTATAATAATACATGAAGAGTGGGGATTTGCCCCACTCTAATCCTCTAATTGAGATTTGATTATGACAACAGTTACAGAAATATTAGAACTCTACCGATACGTTGGTGATACAAAAGCCGCAGAGGTGGCATTAACAGATTTGATAAATGAATCATATTCTGAAGGGTACAACTTTGCCCTTAACGAAAAGACTTTGATTGATGAAGTATCAACCGCACTAGCCGCCAACTAACCTATGAATATTTTTTTTTTAAGTAAAAACTGGAAACGTGCAGCTGGAATGCATTGTGATAAACACGTTTGCAAAATGCTTATTGAATATGCACAACTGATGTCAACAGCTCATAGAGTTCTTGATGGTACAGAATATTATTCAAAAACAAAAAATGG